CCAAAATTCATTCATTTTAATTTTAATCCTTTATTTGCTTTAACATCTACACTCATTAACACTTCTTCTCTTAAAAAATCTTGTAATTCTTCAACATAACTATCAAAAACTTTCACTTTCTCCATCAATTCATCATATGGGGCTGGTTTCGATTTCTTACCATATTTTTCTGGTGCATAAAAACCTATTTCTTTACATTCACATACAAGAACTGATAACTCCCGTGTGATTTTAAATATCTTTGTTCTAAAATCCTTTAAAAATTTATATGCGTCTTCAGATGAAGACCCTAATAAAAATAAATAATTTCCTAAAAAATCTGACAATTTAATAGCACAATCATCAGCATCATAAATCATTTTTAAATGTATATTATCTCTTATCTCCTGACGTTTTTTCTTTAATTCTATTAATTCATTATCATATTCAAGATGCATATCTTGATTACGCACAAGAATATGCAAATCAACACCTTCCACACATTTTATAGGATTATCTTGTTTTATTTTATATGTTCTTTCTCTAATCTTGGACTCTAAATCATGTTCCTCATCAGAAAAAGTATAATATATAGCAGATCGAGTAGATTTATTTAAAGTTTTATATAATTCGTGTATCAATTGAGCAAATTCAATAATAACATTCATCCTTTTGTCAATTATAGATTGAGTAGCTATACGTTTAGATATCCATTTACCTTCTTTAAAAATTTTATATCCATACCGTGCAGTTGTCATAGCTGCTAAAACAATAGCAAAACCATATAAAAGAGTAGTCATTATCGGAACCCATATACTTTCTGTAAGAACTAAAAATTCTATTATACCCATCCCCAATTTTTTCCTTGTTTTATTTTACTTACAATATCACGAGAGACATTAAACATCTCTCCTATCTGCCGTTCATATAATTTACCCTCTGTTAAAAGGTTTTTTATCTCTTTAACCTGTTCAACTGTCAATCTTGCCATAGGATGATCTTCACCACGGTTATTTCTACCATGTCTTATTCTATCATGTCTATTTTCCGTAGGAGTTCCCCACATAAGATTGTCATAACTATTATTATCTTTATCACCATCAAGATGACGAGCTTCCATCCCTTCAGGACATGGTCCTTCAAATGCTTCTAATACTAATCTATGAACAAAAATTTTAATTTGATTACCATTTTTTCTTAAACCCAATCTATTATAATTATTATGATCTTTATGACTTTTTACTAATCTATAAGTAGATTTCAAAGGACCTATACCATTAATTGGTCTACAAGACCTAACTTGTCCTAAATTAGACACTTGATAACCTTCAAATCCTACTATATCTTTCCAAATCTCTATCATTTACCACACCTCAATTTCGCTAATTCCCATGCATAATCATAAAGATGAAGACCCTTTGACGACGCAATAATCTCACCATCTTCCACCCCTATTTCCGAGCACATATACTCCTTCATTAATTGGATTCCACCAAGATTAGCAGGCATTCCGTTAAATAAATCCCAAGACCTAAAATAAATTACAAAGTGAAGTTTACCATCTCTTATACGACAATCTATATGTCTTAAACATGGTGGGTCTACCAAATCTATATCAGTAGGCATAGATATAGACATAGCAGCCTGATTAGTTCCATATCCATCGCGTTTATACATATCTATAACACGTTGAATCTGATACTCCAACCGCTCACCATATGTGTAATCCTCACCAGGTTTTTTAGTAGATGTCATTAAATAAGGTAGATATTCCTCAATATATCCATCAGCAACAGGATTGGGAATACCCAAATGTGGCGGGATATCTGGAATAAGTGGTCTTACTCCAGGATATTTTATATGAATTGTAATATAATCAAATTCAAGACGTTCTTGACCTTCAAAACTTCCACGTTCTATAACATATTTATACCCATTTTGTATAATGGAATAAACACATTGAAACCATGCATCTGGAAGATCTCGGGATTCAATAAACTCTAACTTCATAAATCGTTCTCCTAAATATAATCTTTATAACTTCCTGTGTTCGATTATATTATAGAATAAAATTACACTTTTGCTAGTCTAAAAATACATTATTTTTTACAAAAAATTAAGCACAAGTTATAGATACATGAAGATTTTTAGACCATCTACGATTCGTAGTAAATACAGGGGATATAGATGCAGTTAAATTTTTCTGTGGTGGTGATATTGCAAATATAGTAGCTGATAAATTTACTCTACGATAAAAAGAAACTCTGTCAATAATATCTCTTACAGCCTCATCAACAGTACTATATTGAGACATTTTAAATATATATTTATGTCTTACATTCCTTCTTTCTATCATACTATCAGATATTTCAGTATATGATTTAGCCCATATAGTCCAATGTCTATCTCTATCAGATCTATAAACTTTATCAGCACCTTGAACATAAAAATATTTATATGGGCCATCCCCAGTATATTGGAAGAAAATCTCTACCATACGACGAAATTCTTCACGCCATTTCTCATTGAAATCTATAACTATTTGATGGGTTTTAGGATTCACATTGAGAGGTAAATCCCTATAATTCCATTGAAATACTGGTATAATGAGAGCAGGAAGATTTACAGAAGGTAAAATTCCCATAATACTCGCATTTAAATTTTTAAATATAGGAGCACCAAAAAATATATTTATTGTATCAAAAACTCTATAAGTAGGTCTAACAATTAAATTAAAATTTATTTTTAACTGTGTATATTTAAGTGGATGAGATATAAAATTAATATTAATCCTATCTTCTACAGTACAAATAGATGTATTAATATAAGACATTAAATTACGTATAGTATCACTTGTGCCCTGCTTCCAAGCATAAACTACAGCTCTTAAATCTAACTTTTCTATAGATCTTATATATGCATATAAATCATTGTAACCAGTACCAAAACATGCACTATTTATCATAGCTTTCATATCTTTATACTCTAATAAAGAAACTTGAAAAACTTTAGATAAATAAATAACTTTAGGAACTATATAAGCTGGTAAATCTATTGATTTTCCTACAGAATTTAAATATGCTCCAAGATCTGTAGGTATTATAGAATTAATTGAAGCCCGCATATCATATATATTAGATCCATATAATAAAGCCGATAAATCTACAGC